GATGATAGTGGTAAGAATGTATTTTTATGTATATCGTACCATTTTTTAAGTCCTGTATGTTATTATGATTTTTTTCACAAAACTGTTAATTTTTTAACTTTTGATTTAGAGGATGATGGAAAGCAAGGTAGTTTATTTTACAGTTTTGGGTGTAATGTATTCTATCCAAATAATTTATTATATTTTAAGAAGCCTTTTTATATAGATAGTGTTAAAATAGATTTTGGTGAGTTTTTTGATGAAGTTAATTATGATTTTAATTTGGATGTAATGTATAAAGGTGTTAATAGGGTATTTCCATTTAAGGGTGATATTACAAGAGTATCTTACCCTGTATCTATACGGGCTGACAGGTGTTATTTTTCTTTGGTATCTAATTACTCTGGTTTAATTAGAAATATCGAATTTACTTTAGGTTAATTATGATAAAGTTTTTTAATAAAACATTGAAAGTTAATAAAGGTGTTGTTATCTTAGTGAAAGGTAGTAGTATTGTATCTGTAATAATGGTATCTACTACTACAGATATAAATCCAGCTGCTTCTAACGCTGATTTTGGAATTTTATTATTGGAGGATAATTGATATGGCTAATACATGGTATGCTTCTTTTGGCGAATTTTTGAGACCCACATTACAAAATATGTATATTGGTTTGATATTAAGTAATGGTGTTGAAGTAAGTGGGGGTGGATATAGTAGAGTTCAATGTAATTCTTTAAGTGTAACAGAAGACAGTAATTATATATATGTTCAAAATAACATTATTATTTCATTTCCTGTTGCTACAACTGATTGGGCTACTTCATCTACTTATCCTATAACTCAAGTTGGTTTATTTGGGACATTAACAGGAAATAGTTTACTTGGTCAATATACAATAGGAGCTAATAGATATTGTTATACAAATGACCAAATTATTATACCTATCAATAGTCATAAAATTTATTTTAATAAATCAGTTTAATTTGTTTATATATTTTATTTAATAAGGAGGTTTTATAAATGGCTTACAATTCAGCACCGTTCCGGCCTAATGCGACAGACCCAGATACAATACCTGTTGACTTAAATAATGCTAATAATGATTTTACTATTATTGGGCAGTGTTTCGTTAATAATGACCCAACTACAGCTAAAGCTAAAGATAGCGATACAGTTGATGGCATAGACTCAACACAATTAGCAAGGGTTGATACAATTCCTACATTTACAGGTGGAAGAGATGTTGCAACTGGTGGTAAAATAAATTTAGTTAAACCACTTACAACTAATCTATTAAGTGATATAGCTATTGATTCTTATAATTCTTCTAATTCTTCATTTAGGGTTTCTGCAACTAATTCTAAATCACAGGTATCAGGGTGTCAAGTAAATTTTGAAACTTTTAGTAAAATATATGATATAGGTTTAATTGATAGTAATGTTACTGAAACTGTTTCAACAGTTTCAGAAAGTGCGTTAAATACTGTATTAAATAAATATAAATATGTTGCTTTGCCTTCTAATACAATACTTACAATAAATTTACCTTCAGGTGTATTTAGTTTAACAGTTGCAATTACTTTACCACAATTAGGTGGTAGTGCTATAATTATAAATGGTGTTGCGCCTACATCATATACTATAAGTGGGGCTGGAAGTGTTACAGGTTCAGCAGGTGCTTGGTCTGTGCCTATAACTTTATCAAGTGCAACTGGTATAAATGTTGGGGATTATGTTGGTATAGATGGTGATGTAACAGGCACAGGAAGTTGGTATTGGATAGCTGGTTGTTGGAAGGTTACAGCAGTATCAGGCAATACAGTTACAGTTACAAATACAGCAAGGTTTTCTTCAGTTCCTACATTTACTTTAACAGGTGGCACTCTTTGGAAGTTTAACACAGTTTTGAAACAGACAACATCTGGTGCAACTGGTGTAAGTTTGTATAATTTACATGAAGTATCATTAAATAATGTAGCAATAGTTACAGATAATGGTAATGGAATAGGTTTACAGATTTACAATTGTCCTAAAGTTAATGTTAATAAAGTTGGAATAATTAATTTTGGTAGTAATTTAGAGATGAAATTGGGAACATCAAAACTACAATTGGATGGATTTTTAATGTGTTGTGGTGCTACATCAAATAACGGAATTTCATTATTGGGTGGCGTTAATTTTATATACTATTCAAATGGTTATGTAATAGCAAATGGGAATTATTCAGCAGGATTGCAGTTAATGTCTACTGGTGGTCATGGGTTATATTTAATAACTTGTGCTAACAAAACTTTTGGTTTTTATGGTTATTTATGTAATGCCTTTTTAAATGTTTTTACTGCAAAAGATAATCTTTCATATGATGTTTATGCTGTTAATCAAGCCAGAGTTTCTATATATTCAGCATTATCTACATATGGTACAACAAGTCCTGCTGTAAATACATGGGGCAATACAAATTCATATATTGCAACTTTCTAAAGGAGGTGTTAAAATGGTAAAAGATAAGAAGTGGCTAACAAAATTAGCACCTAAACTTAAGAAAGGTGCTTTTACAGAGTATTGTGGTGGTAAGGTTACAGATGAGTGTATTCAAAAAGGGTTAAAGAGTCCTGATGCTACAACACGTAAAAGGGCTGCTTTAGCTAAAACATTCAGAAATATGAAACATAAATAAGGAGGTGTTTATGCTACTTGTTTTGAAAGAAGATAATTCTGTTTTTGCATTGCATGATGATGTTTTGGCGGATATGATTTGTGAAAGGTATCCTGAAAATTATCATGTTATTAAAGTATCTACAGATACACTAAATACTTTAATGGAGAAAACTAAAAAGTCAGATAATGAATTTAGTCCTTTTGCTGGTTTAATGGGTTCTATTTTGGATTTAACTACATTTGAATATGAAGATATTTCAGGTGAATACCTAATAGAGAGAATGAAAAAGGAAGGTGCTATTTATATTTTGAATGATGTTAATTATAAAATTTCTTTGACTTCAGATGATGCTGTTGGGTTGATGCAGATAAAGACTGCGTTTGATTTAGGTGTAACAAATACAGTTTTGCACTGTGCGAATGGAACTAAAGTTCCTTTAACACCTCCAGATTTAATGCCATTGGCGCAGTGGTTTACACAAAAAAGGAATCAGTTTTTTGTTCAGTAGGTGATTATTATGACTTGGGTTAAGAATGTTTTAATAGGTCTTGACCAATTAGTTAATGCTATTTTAGATGGAGACCCTGATGAGACTATTTCATCGAGGGCTTTCAAGGCAAAGTTAGAAGGTAAATGGTGGGGGTTTATCTTGTGTAAACTTCTGAATTTCATTGATACAGGCCACTGTGAAAATTCTGTAGAATGGGATGAAGGTGAACACATACAAGAGGTATTAAAACATGAAAAAGATATTTAGTTTTATTATTTTGTTGGCTTTAGTTGCTTTTGTAGTTAGTAATCTTAATGCTGATTCTATTACCAGTTATTGTTCTTTAGATGGGCGAGAATTGGTTGGTAATTTCAATGATGTGTATTATGAAACATCTCCAATTAAATGTAGCGATAGTATTGAACAGTGTTATACGACTTTATTTACTACTCCAGATAAAGATAATTATCATATCTATAATTTAAATTTTGATTGTGATAATTCAACAATTTTGGTTAATGGTGTTAGATGTTTTTATAATGATAATGATTCTACTTTAACTTGTGTTGTTGCAGACGATAAGAATTTTATATCATTTTCAGCTAAAGGCAGGACATTTACTTATCCTAAAGATGTTCCTTTAATTAAATTTATTGTGAGGTGACTAATTATGCGTGATAAATACTTGGCTATAATAGATGATAAAGCTAAACAATATGGCGTAGATAGTGCTTTAGTTAAAGCTATCGTAGAAGTTGAAAGTTCTTGGGTGGAAACATCTTTTAGATTTGAGAAGAGTTTATATGAAAAATACACACAGAAACCCGACTCATTCAAAGTTGTTCCACCTGAGACTTTGGATACTACTTTAGTTTTGTTATCTTCTTCTATAGGATTGATGCAGCTATTAGGTTCAACTGCGAGAAGTATAGGTTTCAATCAAAGGCTTTCTTCTTTGTTTAATCCTGAAGTTAACGTTGATGTTGGGTGTCGGTATTTAGCAATGTTGTGGAAGAATTATTATAGTAAGTATGGTATTAAAGGTGTTATTTCAGCGTATAATGGAGGTAAACCTTTGGTTAAAGATGATTGGACTTTTGTCAATCAGGATTATATCGATAAAGTTTTACTTGCTATGAAACAATATACTGGAGGTAAATAGTATGGGATTTTTAGATTGGTGGCAAGTATTATATAAGGGTTATGAATTATCTAATGCTGCTGCTTGGAAAAACGTCCAGAATGCTATCAATGTAATAGCTGGTATTTTGTTTGTTGTAGTTCAGAGTTATAATTTGCCTATCGATAAAGATATGGTTAATTTATTGGCAGGTGGTATAGTTGCTGTCGTTAATATATTTTTGACTATCGCAACAAGTAAACAAGTTGGGTTGAACATAGGAGGTGAATCATGAATGCTATTGTAAGTTCTATACAAAAAAATGCTTTGATAGGTTTAGCAAAATGGATTACATCACCTGATGCTTGGAATAGTGTATCTGAGGCTGTTAAATCTATTAATGACAATCCTAATATGAGTGGTGAAGAGAAACGGGCAGTAATTATTGCGGGTATAAAAGAAGCTGGTTGGAAGTGGGCTAATTGGGCACTTAATCTTGTTATTGAGATTGCAGTATCTGTTATTAAGATGCAGGCAGACCAGCAGGCTTTGACTGGTGAGAAATAGTCTAAACCCTGTCTAATTACAGGCAGGGTTTTTAATTATGGAGGGGGAATGGAATATAATTGTCATTATCATATATGTGAAAATTACAGTTGTGAGTGGAAAGATAGATGTTTTAGAAATATAATGAATTATGACAAAGAACAAGTTCCTGCAGAATTATTGTTTAGAGCTTCTCCTTATAGAGGTATTTGTTATTATTACATGCCTTTAGATAAAACAGAAGACTAGGCTTTTTAAGCCAAACATATTAAAGGCGGGTAGCTCATGGCTGATATAGTTTTGACAGCTAAACAAAAAGAAATGTGGGATTCATTTCTTAACGATGATTATAGATGGGTTGTTGCTGTTGGTGGTAAAGGTTCAGCTAAAACAGCGTTAATAACTTTTTTATTAGCTCATTTATTTTTTAGTGAAGATTTTGCTGGCTCAAGAATTTTAATAGCTCGTGAATCTTTGAGAGACCTTGAGAATACAATTATATCAGAGTTTAATAGATTAAGATTAAAACTTAACATTCCTGAGGATTTAATTGAACAAAATGCAAAGTTACAGAAATTTTTGAATACACAGAATAATACAGAGTTATACTATTTGTCTTTGTCTGATAAAGGTGACCAGTATAGGTCTGTATTGTCGTATGAGTTTAACATTGTGTTCATTGATGAAGTGGATAGAATATCTCAAGAAGCGTTTAAGGAAGTGTCAGAACGTTTGAGATTTCCACACAAGTTTAATAAAGGTTTTTTATCTTTGAATCCAGTACCTGAAGTTCATTGGGTTTACAAGAATTTTGTAGAAAACCCCATTCCAAATTCTATTGTTATAAGGAGTAGTTCTTATGATAATTATTTAATCATAAAGATACCAATTAAAACATTAGAAAATTTAGTTGAGTATAAATACAAAGATAAACTGTATTATGTTAAAGATAACATAAGGTATGAAATTATAGGACAGCAAGATGGGTTTTATTTTGTTAAGCGTTTTCACTTACCACATTCTTGGTATGTAGAGCTTGAATATAGACCTTATGCTTATAAGCGTGTAAT